GTTATGCCATCCCATTTAGAATATTGACCATCACCACCGGCAGATGAGCCTAAGAAAACATTAAAATAACCTGTTGTTAGACTGTTGCCGGCAAACACGCCCAAAATACTATTGTTGCTTCCTGTTGTTAAATAATTGCCAGACCAACTGCCCAAAATAGTGTTGCTAACAGCTGTTGTTATATTTACTCCGGCAGAAGAACCATAAATACTGTTACCTGCGCCTGTTGTTATATCAAATCCAGCTTGATTACCCAGAAGAACATTTTGGTTGCCTGTTGTTAAATTATTACCAACTAGACTGCCCATAAGGGTGTTCGCACCACCTGTAGTTAGATTTTGGCCACCATAAAATCCTACAATGGTATTTTGTTGGCCTGTTGTTGAATTAGCACCAGCCCAGCTACCTATTGCTATCGATCCAAAAATATTATTAGTAGTTTTTGAATAAAGTGCCTTATAGCCTATTGCAATTGAATGAGCTGGCGTTGCGGCATTGTAAAGAGCGTAGTCTCCTATTGCCACCCCAGGCCCGCCTACTTCTGCGGAATACATTGCTTGATGACCAATAGCAATTCCACTTGACGGAGTAGCACCACCATAACCTCCGTAAACATCATCGTAGCTTCTTAATAGATTGTGGTAAGCTTCCTCTCCAATAGCAATAGCATTACTTAAATTTGTAGCGTTTTCTAATGCACCGTTTCCTATGGCGATGTTATCTGAACCAGTTAGGTTAGATCCTAATGAAAGCCAGCCAATACCAATGTTGTCATTACCTGTAGTATTATTGATTAGTGATCCAGCACCAAGTGCTACGTTATAGCTTCCAGTCGTATTATCGACAAGATTACTATCTCCAATAGCTACGTTATCGACACCTGTAGTATTTGAATATAATGCTCCATAACCTATGGCAGCATTGAAACTACCTGTAGTATTGTTTGCTAAGGCCAAATAGCCTAAACCAACATTCATTTGACCAGAAGCATTTGTGTTTAATACATTATAACCTATAGGTATATTGTATAATTTATTAGCGAATTGTATTCCGGTGTTCTATATTAAAATATTGAATAGCCATTTTAGTCCTTTAAACTGTTAATCTCTCTTTAATAACATTAACATTAGCGTTAGTTGAGCTAGCGTCTGTTATAGTACATCTTAGTCTAACGTAATTGTCATTTATATCTGAGGTAAATGTAACAGGTATTACGGGCGATCCTATTTCCGTTCTTCCATATTGACTTACCGTCACAGAGCTGCCATTGTGAATTGCTAAACACTTAATAAATGTATATTTACTTCCCTGGGTTACTTGGATAGTGAACTCAGCACTTCTATATGACAGAGCGCTAAAGCTATCAATTGTTGTTGCGGAATTTGTAGTTACACTCGTAGATGTTATGTCTGAGACATTGCTTGATCCACCAACAATTGTTTTTTTAGTTACGCTAGTTGTAACATTTGTAGACGCTGCGTCAGTTGCAGTTGCTCTTAATCTAACTACCCCATCATTAATATCACTTGATATTGTTATTGGAATTGCCGGTGAACCAATTTCAGTTCTTCCATATTGGCTAGTAAAAACAGTTGATCCATCATGGATAGCTAAACATTTGATTAAAGTATACTTTGTTCCTTGGACTGCCTGAACGGTAAACTCAGCGCTTCTAAAACTAGCTGACGCAAAACTATCTATAGTTGCAATAGCATTTGAAGTAATTGTTGTAGAAGTTATTTGGTCATCATCAACTGAATCATAATTAATAAGACTTGCTTTTTTCCAGCTATTTGGCTCAGTGCACACATATATGTAGTTCGAGTCCCAAGCCATATCCCCAGCTACTCCACTAGAAGTGGATGTGCTTGGAACTACTGTGGATATATCACCAAAAGAAGGAGTATGTTTTTTCCCACCAATTCCAGTAAAAACTGTAACTTTTTTAGAAGAATTTTCTGGTGCAGTTGTAAAATAAACTGTCACCGTGTTTGTTGTTGTAGCTTCCCATCTTGTATCTAGTATTTGGTATGGGCTTTGTGTATTTCTAACTATAATGTTTATATCTCTTGTGCCTAAATTGTGAGTTAGAACAAAACTAGTAGAGCTGCCATCACCAATCAAACTTGAGTATTCATATCCTTCAAGTGGCAAGAACACAGACGCTACAAGAGATCCTGCTTGTGGTGCTGTGCTAAAGTCTAAAGTAAGTTTATTTGCACTTGGTGCAAGGACTCCAACTTCAACAATTTCATAAGGAGAATCTGAATTTACGACTGTAGCGTAAACGTCTCTAGAGCCTAGATTATGAACTAGATCTATGCTAGAACTTGTTCCATCCCCTATGGTTGAGGTGTAGTAACTAAGTGTTCCAGCTGAGGCTATAAAAACCCTTCTGGACGAAGCTGATACAGCTGTAGAAAAGTCTAATGTTATAGAATTATCTGTTGTGGCTTCCCATCTAACCGCAACAGTATCATAAGGGCTATTTGCGTCTTTGACTATGACAGAAATATTTTTAGTACCCAAATAATGATCTACAACATATGTAGAGTTTGTGCCATTGCCTATAGTTTGGGAGTAGGTGCTGACTACTGGATCTATATTGTCTGCTGCTGGAGCAAATTTAGATCCATCAAATTTTAGAACTTGACCAGAAGTGGCGTTAGAAAGATCAATTTGTACGCCATTGATCGTAGCGGTGTCGCCAACGATTAAGCTATTCTTGACTACAAAGTCTTTATTCGCCACTAAAGTTCACTGTCCCTCTAGTTTAAAATTTAATTGTATTATTAAATTGTAAAACTTATATTATTATATCACACTGCTATAAGTGTTCTTGCTACCTTGACTGTTGCATTTGTTGATGCAGCGTCTGTAATTGTCACTCTTAGCAACACATTTCCTGCCGAGATTGAAGTTGATACTGTTAAAGGAATGACTGTTCCGCCAAGCTCAATTACTGCATATTCTGACAGGTAAGAATCAGTTCCATCATGAACAAGCAATACTTCTGAAGTTGTATACTTTGATCCTTGAGTTACTTGGACAAGGTACTTAGCTGTTCTGTAGACTGTTTTATCAAAGCTGTCAACTGTTGTGACCGTGTTCACGGTGACAAGCTGAGTCGAAGTGTTGAGTTCACCAGTTCCAGAATCAAGCGTTATTGCTCCAGTTGCTACACTACCAAAGGTAACTGCTGCATTGGTGGCAACGTCCTGGCCAATTGAAAGGCTAATTGTATTAGCATTATCGTTATAGGCCTTGGTTACACCCGTGCCTGCCGTTATCGCGCCTTCTACGGCGTCCTGAGCTGCCTCAGAGAAGTCTGAGATCTTTGCTGCTGTCAAAGTAGTAAATGTTAGGTCTCCAGCACCGTTGGTCATTAAGACTGCACCGTTGGCTCCATCAGCACCAACCGCTGAAATGATTGAAGCTTCTGTTGTTCCAACAATTGTCGTGAAGTCTAATACTCCAGAACCATTAGTCGTAAGAGCTTGTCCTGCGGTTCCATCACCACCAGCTGCTGCTATAAGAGCAGCTGCAGTTACGTCTCCAAGGTTAACGTAGTTAGTTCCATCATTTGTAAAAGTCCACTTATCTGTAGTTTCATTCCAAAGAATAGACACATCTGTTGATGTTCCTCTATTAACTTCTAAGCCAGCATTTAATGCTGGAGAACCGACGACACCAGAGTTTAATGTAATAATATTATCTTCTACATCTAACTGTTCTGTGTTAACAGTTGTTACGTTGCCACTAACTGTCAAGTTACCAGTAACAACGAGGTCTTGACCAATTGTTACGTTTGATGGAAGACCAATCGTAACCGCGCCAGCAGAAGATGAAACTTCAACTTCATTTGCAGTACCAGTAAGCGATGTTACCGCACTAGAAGAAAGATCGTTTACCTGACTAGCAGCAATGCTGATTTGATTTTGTGTAGCTGCAGTTAAACGTCCTTGAGCATCTACGGTAAAAGATTGAGTTGTGTTTGCATAACCGTATGATCCTGCGGATACAGATGTATTATCAAGATTGATTGTTATTGTATCTGTATTTGAAGTTACCGAGGTAAGACCTGTGCCGCCCAAAATACTGAGGGTATCTGAACCAGAAGTAATTGTCTTACTTGTTCCTGAATCGCCAGCAACTTCAAATGCAGTAGCTACGTTTGCAACTAAGTTAGCTGCATAGTTCTGTGCTGCGGTTTGTGCAGATGAAGCTGCACCAAAAGCATCGAAAGTATTAGCCGTTACGGCTATGGTTGGGGTAGAACCTTCTCCAGTGTTATTGGAAAGGGTGATCCCAGTTCCAGCTACTAAACTAGAAACATAATCTCCAATAGTATCTGTTGAAAGATTTACGGCATCGTTAATCCAAACACTTCCGTTATAACGAAGGAAGTCGCCATTAGCAGGTGTGGTTAGAGTAACGTCTGTTTGAGTTGCTAAAGTCGTAGTAATGGTGCTTCCAGCAACTGCTGCATAGACGCCAACTCTTACTGAGTTAGACGATGGTGCAGCTGAAAAATCTAAAGTAACTGTTCCAGTTGTTGTGGCTTCCCAACGTACATCGATGACTTCATATGGGCTTGCAGCATTGCGCGCAACAACTACAACGTCACGTGTTCCAAGGTTGTGAGTAACAGTAAAGCTAGTGGTAGTGCCATCACCTATAGTTGAAACGCTTACAGTCCCAGCTAAACCAGTGTCTGTGCCAGGAGCAAACTTAGTTCCATCAAATTTTAGAACTTGATTGGTAGTGGCTCCATTTGTGTTAATCTCAATTCCGTCAACAAATAAAGTTGAGACATTAGCCTGAGTAGTCTGTATCGTGGATGGAAGACTTAGGGTGTAAACTCCAGAGGTGGCGTTAGCTGTTACCGAGACTTGGTTTGCAGTTCCAACAACGTTGGATATTAAATTAACTCCGTATTACTGCATTTGCTGTTTTGTTCTTGTAGAATAATTTACCATCAACAATATTGATGGCCAATTCACCTTCAGCAAGTGACGATGGGGCAACACCAGTTTCGTCTGATCTCCTGAGTAGAAGTGTATTATTTACCGCAAATTTAGATCCACTATAAGCCATTAGCTGCCTCTTCCTCTTTTGAACTAGTTCTTAATATATAGTAATGATACCACAGTTATTAAATAGTCTAAAATTATAAAAATATTTAACTACCTTTAATATTGGCTAAGTAATCTTCTATTTGTTTTATTTGTCTAGTGTATGAAGATTGTTGTGGATTTCGTGTCCAAGTAGAAGAAATCGTATAACGAGTGTTGCCCTTGATTTGGGTTACTCCATGAAGATGAGAATTTCCTGGATTATGAGCGTAGACCATACCTTTTTTCGGCGTTGTCATTTCTCCATAATATGGATAAAACGGTTCTCCACCCTCAAAATTATCATTTAAAAATACTACGCATCCGGCAACTCTATCAAAGTGTGATACATAATCTATGTGTGCCATCTGCCAACTATTCGCAGGTGCTCTATTTATGCCTATTTGGTCTGCATAGGCTTCAGTGACAAATGACTTAGAAATGAAGTTTTTAATTCTATTATGAATATCTAAACATAGTTTTTGAAGTGCAGACGATGCGTATTTGTGCAGTTGAAGAGCCGTAAGAAGGCCAAGATTTCTTTCATCCCAGAATGGCGCACCAACTACTGGCCAAACTTCTTGTGTTTCTGCAAGCCAGACAAGATAATCGCATTCATCTTCTGATAACAGATTTTCTTGTTTAAAAACTTTAAAAGGTTCTACATTTTCAACATACGGATAAGGAAATCTGCTTTTATCAAGGTCATTAATATTTCTTGGTTTATTAGTTTCAATATCAACAAACATTGAATAGTTTAAATATTCAGATGAACTAGTATTTGCAAAGTCAAACATTACCACTTGCCTAAAGGGCACACAGCTTGTTTTAATTTTACTTTCATCTTCATAAAACAGCCACACTCTTTACATTGATGTGTAAGTTTAATTAGGCTTGGGCATTGTTCGCATACCGAATATCTTGATTCAGACTCTTCTTCAGAGGTGTAATTACTCTTATCCAAAAGATCACCTGGTCTAACTGCAGCCCCAAGATTAAGCTGTTCTTGACGTTTTTTTTTATATTCTTGCCATGGAGTCATATGGATATTATATCACTATATATTTATTGCGTCTAATTGAATTTTTTAACATATTTATTTGCAAAATTTGCACTAGCCAAAGTCAGGTCAATATTTTCCCAAGATTTTGGATAGTCAAAATCTTCTCCAGCTTCATCTTTTATTTGTTCAAATACGTAATCGGCAACTTTTGTTCCAATTCCTTGTCTTTGATAATCTGGATGAACATCAAAGATAAATGGTTTTTCTATATTATTTTCTTCATTAAAGTATCTAGCTACGACACAAAGAAGTTGCCCATCTTCTCCTCGATATAAGGTAACTTTTACATTTAACTCATCATTATGACCAAAAATATGAGGGAATCTTGCTGGAAGTATCTGTTCAGAAAAACCAGGAGTACCGAATTCCCCAAATTTTCCTTCAAAAAAATCCCATGTATTAAAAAAACTTTCTTCAGTTCTTTCAAAAGTTGGCAGTAAATCTTGCCATGATGTATTTTTGTTAATCATAAGTAAATTACTTTCTCCTATATTAATTATTGTACCATGAATTTTTATTCACTGGCCACCCTAGAAGCATCCTAAATTACCATCTCCCTTGATGTCAATGCACCCAGAACCAGAACCCCCTCCACAGGCAGCACATGCACCGGGAGCAGGAGCAGGAGCTGGTGCAGGTGCAGGAGCAGGAGCTGGTGCAGGAGCTGGTCCTGCTGGAGGGGTGTATCCACAGTAAGTGGGATCATAAACAGGATTGTATCCACCAGTTCCAGCGCAAGTCTGACATCCACCGCAGTCGTAATACTGGTATCTATAACCAATATTATCACATGTGTCGGGAAAGACTCTAGTGCAATTTTGTGGCCATGGTTGTGGAGCACATGAAGCGCAAAAGTTTGGTGGAAAAAATGGTGGAAAGTATGGTGGGAAAAATGGACTATGAATAGAGTAACCAATTGCGGTACTTAAAATTGAGATAGATGTATCTGTAACTGCAGATATCAATTTATTTTCAAGATTTGGATCTGCTGTGCTAGTTGTGGATATGGTACCCACTACAAAGCCTAGGCTAGTTATGGTTGTGTTGGCAACGTTTGAATTGGCACCGTGCGCTTATAGCTGGCTTATTATTGCGCCTTGATCCGCCTGCGCTACCTGCTGGAATTGTCATAAAATTAAGCCTTTAAGTCACCCAATACAATCCATTGATCTGTATTGATCTTTACCATTGTAGCAGATGACCACTGTGTACGTAGTTTAAGTCCTGGAGTTGCATTGACAGTTACGCCATCTGCTCCTGCAATTTCAAGAGCTCCTGTTCCAATTTGGACAACATCAACTCTGTCACCTATAGTAAATGGCACAGAGCTATTTGCCGGTATTGTGAGTGTCATTCCAGTTGAGGCATTCATTGTTATAAGTTTGCCTAGGTCTGTAGCCACTAAAGTATAAGGAGTAACTGTTTGTGCATTTATCTGTGATCTAAATCCAGCTCTTGCAGGACCTTCTTGCAGGATGCTAGGGCTGACTGAGTTGGCAGCAACTGTTGCGGCTTGTCCAGTGTAATTGGTTACAGAAAGTACTTCAGTTCCATTTATTTTAATAACTTTACCAGAAGCCAAATCTATATTTTCTGATGAAGTCCAAGATGAAGTTGAGTTCGTCCAGCTAATTGATTTGTTAGTGGAACCAATTAAAGTTATTCCGCCACCGTCTGCAGCGGCATTCGTTGTCACTGAACCCATTACGATATTTTTATCTTCAACCGTTAAAGTTTCGGTATTTAAAGTTACAGTGTTTCCTTCAACTATTAAATTGCCACTTACTGTTAAGTTTCCATTTGCAGTTAAGTTTCCACCAATTACAGGATCGATTGTACTTACCCAAGCTGATCCGTTGTATACCAAAACGCTGTTAGCAGATGCTCCAGTTGCGGATACATCGCCAACATCATCAAGAGTATTAATCTGTGGTATGTCCGCATTAATCCAATTAGATCCATCCCACTTTAAGAATTGATCTGGTGTTGCGCCAGTTATTGCAACATCGCCTAAATCAGTTATAGAAGCTGATCCTAATGCCGTAGTATGATCTAATGCATCGTGCCTTGTGACATTCAAGTAATTTATATGGTCGTCGTCTGCAAGGCCGCTCATAGATCCGTGATCAGAAACTGGAGTAGTTGGTATAGCGCTACCAGAAGATATTATTCTTCTAAGATCCCAAATACTTGTAAATGATGTTTTTGGAGTATTCGTATAAGTATTTGATGTGTAGTAAATTATCTTATAAAGTGGTCTAAACTCAAATATTGGAAAGCCATCTAAATTAAGATCTTCCCATGTTGCGTCTTCTGCATTATTTGTGGAGCTATAGCTATTTTGTCCAAGAATTGCAAGTACTGGTTCATTTAGGTTATTGGTAGCCACTATCCAGGAAACGCCCCATCGATTATTGTCAATGTCTGTAGTAGTCCAAGAGCCACCAGTATATTGGTTATACTTGGCTCTTGCGTTGTACTTCAATGGGAATTGTGTTGCGGTGTCTTTTATCCAACCGCCATTGGAACCAGAATGGTAATAGACTGGTATGTACGCGCCATTTTCTAATCTCTGTTCCCAAGTATCAGATGTTGGAGTTGCTGAATGTACAATATCAACTTGCAAATCTTCATCATAAAAAGTTCCACCAACCAAACTCATTTGAGCATGTGTGTTGCTTGTTCCGTTTCCACCTAAAATATAACCAGATGCACCGAAACCAGAGGCTATTGCTGCACCACGAGTACGATGTAAATACTCATGAGTTGCCCAATCCATGGTAATTCCATGGCGTTCGTCCGCAAAAAATACTGCTTCTGCAACTGTGGAGTTCCAATATATATAAGAAATTGGAGCTTCATTTTCTAGGTCAAAGAAAGAAGTCTTGTAGCTCAAAGTTCCACTTGAATTATAATAAATATAATATATTCCAGTAGTGTTTGGTATTTCTACATATTCATTTGCAGATTTGACGAACTTCTTACCTGCACACCAGACAACATGGCTTGCGGCCGAGTTTACGCCACCTGGCTGTATGTAGAACCTGCGGTTATTATTATTAAAAGATATTTGGCTATTATCTTTATTTTCGTGACCAGTTGGTTCATTAGTTGGCAGAGTGCTGTTGACCCAAGCGGAACCATTATACTGAAGGAATTGACCATTAGCCGCAGAAGTAATTGTCACATCTGAGACATCATTAATATTATTAACTTCAGTTATATTTGCGTTGATCCAAGCTGATCCATTATATTTTAAGAATTGACCATTAGTTGCTGAGTTTGTGCCTTGTACATCTGCCAAGTCATTCAAGTGCATGGCGTGTGCAACCCAGTAAGATCCATCTCTATAAAGGACATCTCCAGCTGAAGCACCACTTGTTATGACGTCTGGTAATTGATCAAGGGTGGATATAACTATTGAAGCTGTAGAAACATTTCCAAATACTAATACTTTTGCATCTCCGGATGCAGGAGGTGTTTCAAAATAAACTTTGACTTGAGTATTACTAAAAACTTCCCAAAGTGCGTTTACCACTTCAAATTTTTCACTTGCGTTTTTCTTCATTACAACCACAAATGGAGCAACTGTGGTAAGACCATGGGTAATCAAAAATTCAGTACTTGAACCATCTCCGATTATTGTAGTGTATTGTACGCCAGCTGGTATAGTTAAATCAAGCGCTGATTTAGCAACCCACGTATTTGAATTGCCATCAAAAGCTAAAAGTTGTCCATCTCCAACAAGAGGTACATTAACATCAGTCAAATTATCTAAAGTAATATTAGCTGCAATTGTTGGAGTTGTTCCTTCTCCAGAGTTATTAGTTACTAAAATTCCAGTTCCAGCAACCAGAGACTGAACGTAGTTGCCAGTTGTGTCTGTCCCAAGATCAACTTGATCATTAATCCAAGCAGAGCCGTTATACTTAAGATAGCTATTGGCTAATGATGTATTAATTGTAACATCTGATAAATTGTCTACGCCAAATGAAGCTAATTGGTTGTTTGTGTATATTGTTGCATTATTGTAAGCTGTTGCAGCTTTTGTAGATGCATCAGTTGCAGCATTTGATTCTGCAGCTGATGCAGCACCGTAAGCATCATAGGTGTTTGTGGTAACTGCAACGGTTGGTTGAGCCTGTTCACCAGAATTGTTTGTGAGCGTTATGCCAGTTCCGGCGATTAAAGATGCAACGTAGTTACCCGTTGTGTCTGTACCAAGTGCTACTGCATTTGCAACAACATATGCATCTAGTGTTACGTTTGCTCCGCCATCAATTAAAACGTTTCCTTCTAGATCTCCACCTAAAGTTATTTTTCTAGGAGTTGTCCATCCAGCTGCTGTGCCAGTAATGTTCATAGCACCCGTTGCAGGTAGGCTTATGACAATATTGCCAGTCGTTGCAGTTACATCTATTTCATTTGGTGTGCCAGTAATGCTATTGACAAATGTTGGCTTATTAAGAAGATTGTCCCAATCTATCTTTGCGGCAAGTTCTCCAATTGTTCCAGAAAATACTTCTGATGTGTTTGTAGCATCTGGTATAAAAGTAAATTTTCCAGATGAATCATCAAAACCAAAAAATCCAACTTTTGCAGCTGGAGTAGCAAGTGAACCGTCATACCAACGGAACTCAATACCACGATCTTTATTGTCATCAACTGTTGGTGCAGTTTTTCCACCAAGTGTAATGATAGGGTCTTTAATTGTCGTTACAGTAGAATCAATAACAGTCGTGTTGCCAAGAACAGTTATGTTATTTACTGTTAAGTTTTCTTCTGTTGTAATAGAAGTATTTGATTCTTGCAATAAATTTAATGACGAGTTAACTAAAGTTCCGTTACTGTCTAGATAATAAAATATTCTATTGATAGGATCAAGTGCTATTTGCCCTTGGGTAATGCTAGGTGTTGCCACTATAAAACCTTTCTTTTTACTTAGAAGGTTCCACCATCAAATGTGATACCATCAAATGTCGTCAAGTTAGAAATAGATCCACCTGTAATTGTAACGTTGTTTGAATTTTGTGTTGCAATAGTTCCAACACCAATAGTTGTTCTTGCTGTTGCTGCATCAGCGTCATCTACAAGGCTTCTACCAAATGTGGTGAACGTAGCCAAGTCTGCAGTATTTGCTCCTGTAAAATACGGGAGCTTGTCAGCTGCTGATGTAAGGCCGGCTATTGCTGCAAGTTCTGCATCATAGGCTTGAACATCAGTTCCTATAGCTAAACCTAAATTGGTTCTAGCACCAGACGCAGTTGTTGCACCAGTGCCACCATAAGTGATAGCTATTGTCCCTGCACTCCAGGTTCCTGAGGTAACATTGCCTACTGAAGTTAAGCTTGAGTTAACAACACTTGAAGCTAGAGTAGTATTTGATAATACTTCAGATGTTCCTATTTTTAGAACTTTTCCAGCAGCTAGATCTAAATGTTCAGACGATGTCCAAGCATCTGTTGCGTCAACCCAATTAAAAGTTTTGTTTGTTGAACCAAGTATTGTTATACCAGCTCCATCAGCTGTTATATCTGTAGGCGATGCTGCGTTAGCTAGAACAATGTTTTTATCTTCAACAACAAGAGTTGCTGTATTTAAAGTTGTTGTATTTCCATTCACAATTAAATCACCAGTTACGGTTAAGTTATTGCCAATCGTTACATCGTCTGGTAAGCCAATCGTAATTGCTCCACTTGCTGCAGATACTGTAACCTCATTTGCGGTACCAGTGAGTGAGGTTACTGCTGCGGTTGACAAGTCGCTAATTTGTGATCCGGTAATTGCAATTGCCGAATTACCAGCTGCTGTCAAACGACCCTGGGCATCAACAGTGAATGTCGCAACAGTTCCTGCGCCACCGTATGAGCCACCAGTTACTGTGGTGTTGTCAAGGTTTATCGTGATTGTATCAGTCGCACCTGCAACAGAACTTAAGCCAGTACCACCAGAAATTGTTAGTGTATCAGTGCCTGAAGTAATTGTTTGGTTTGATCCAGAGTCGCCCGAAACTGTAAATGCCGTAGCAACGTTTGCAACAATGTTACTAACATTAGATACCTGTTGATCAACATAAAGTTTTGTTGTAGCATGAGCGTTTGCCGTTGGCGTTGGAACAACAACAGTTCCAGAAAAAGTTTTATTTCCAGTTAGCGTTTGAGAAGTGGTAAGTGATACAAATGCACCAATACCGCCGATAGCTGGAATGTTATTTGCATTACCATTGCCATCATCGCCAAAACCATAGTAAAGGGTATTGTCAGCTTCGTTAAATGCTAATTCTGCGTTCTTTAAGGAGCTTGGTGCACCTGGTAAACCGCTAGCGACTCTTCTTTTAATTCTTAAAATATTAGACATTTAAAAATTTCCTCCATCAACAAGATCTGATTCTGCGTAATTGACCCATTGAGATCCGTTGTAACGTAAAATTTGTCCACTAGCAGCTGTATTTATAGTAACATCGGTCAAACCATTTAAAACTGATTGAGCGGAAATATTTGTTTCAGCTGCAATTATTCTGTCTTTAACAGTTAGGTGTGAACCTGCTGGATTCAACCCTACAACGGTCTGTAAGGCTTCTACAGCGTCGTTAATGTCTGTATGCTGTTTGTGGTGGGGAACAGATACGGAATCAAGCCTGTCGGTTGAGCTTGGATTAACAAAGTTATCTAAAGAAGCTGGGTATTGAGTGGCCATATTTTTCCTATAATGATAATATTTTACTAACTGTGTTACTCCACACAATAGTAATTGAAGAACTAGAATTACTACCTTCGTATGGTAGACCTGTTGAAGAATCTATGTAAAAAAACAATCTCGAATTAGCATCTGTGCTACCTACTTGATAACAGATAATTGCGTCAAAGTAGGAGCCATCGTGGAGAACTATTAAATCACTTGCGTCTAACACACCATTACTGACTGTTATCCCGCTGATATTTCCAGTTCTTTTTTTTATAGCTAATGCTGGAATGTTTGAAACAAATTCATCATTTACTGCATTGATTGAATAAAGTCTTTTATCGACTAGCAATACCGCATATTGAGAAGCAGAAGTGTTTATTAATCCTGTTAAAAGACCAGTTTTAGCTTTGCCATAAACTAAATTAGCCATTTTTAAACACCAATATCTTTAGATACTACAATTCTGTATTTATATCCACTTTCAAAATATTCTTTATCTTCAGTATAATATGCTGGGGTTGCGTCCAATAAAGATGGGAAGTCAATAAAGACTTCTGGTTTCCAAGAATGCAATTGGATTACTGTAGATATATTTTCCCATCTTGATGGTGTTCTTTGTATCTTTTTTCTTTGGCATTTAAAGTACGTATTACTTAAGTAATTTGACGCCGGCCTTGCATTAAATACTATGACTGCTCTTCCCATATTAAAATCATTACCTAAGTAAAAATCACCATTTACTGGGTATACTTCTGAGATAAAGAATTCTGGGTTTTTGGCAAGGATCTGGATACTTGTATAAGCGTCTGTTCTTACAGACTTGTCTTCGACTAGGATTTCTCCAACATCTGGAGCTCTTACGGAAGAAAACGAAGATGGGGTTGCGTCGTTACCCTTCCAGGTAAATAGCACCTGTTCTTCATCTATCGACTCGTTTACTGCATCTAAAAAATTAACTAATCTAATTAAATATTGTTGGTCAGAAGCAAGATCAACTTGCTCGTCCCAATAGAGTCTTAACGTTCTTGATATTTGATTATAGTCAACTAAAGTTTGGATAGGTGCAAATGGATTGCTAACAGCAGATGGT